TGTCCTCTACAGCTTCCTCTGTGATTGAGAATGCAAGTGCTACTGTTTCGTGTGTATAGCGTGCTGTGAATGTTTCGTTAGCTGTGTCGAAAGATACGCCTTCACCTTCTTCTTTGGTTGGGGCGGTTCCGAAACCTGCTAACATTACTTCTTCTTCAAATGCTCTGTCAGATGACTCAGCATCAAAGATCTCAGCGTGTTCATTGTCGTACCGTGCGTACTCCAGACCAAACAGTGCGTTTAGACCTGGCTCTAACTCTTTAACGAGTTGACTTCTAGATATAGCCATAGTTTAACCTCCTATATGCCTGCAGTATTAGCACTGTACAAGTGCTTGTTTATTTTCACGATGATATTTGGGTTGTTAGATGTTGTGTCGTTATTTTCAGGATCTCCTGAAAGTCCAACAATCTTAACAGCTGAGTCTGCACCTGTACCAATAGCTCCAGAATTAACTTCGACTTTTGATGTTCCACTGTGTGTAGAACCTGCGGTGTATGTCAGATTTGCTGTTGCGCCTATATCTGCGTTTGTAAATGCACCAGATACTTGAATTTCAAATAACTGATTAGGATCATCCTGCACGAATGCCTTAATGATACCATCAAAGCTTACTGTGTCCGCTGCATGAAAGTTGGCCCAAACAGGTTTTCTTGATGTGTTATCCACATAATTAACTCCGTTTAAAACACCTACCATCACATCAGCAGCACCATTAGCTACATTGAGTGTACCACCGGCTACAACTTCGACAGGGTCACCTTGAAAGATTGCGGTGTCATAACCACTAGCAATCAGGTATTGAGTTTGACCATTTGAAGATGGTGCGGAACCTGACATTCTAACAGCTCTGAAACCAAAGGGTGCGTCTTGATTTGCCATTTTAATACTCCTTAGTATTTGTGTTTTTAGTAAGTGTTACGTCTTCAGGTTAGAAAAAAAATTATTCACTTTTCTTCGAGCCACCGAACGTAACTCTAGTTTGTCGCTCGGGTTTATTAATTGGCATTGAAGGATGTTGTTCCTTTAGAAGATCGTTATCAACAGCTTCCTGTTGATATTTGGTTTGGTCGGAGTAATATTTATCTCTTTCCTTTGCAATCTCTAATGGCACCTTTGCCAATAATAATCCTCCCACTGAAACAATACCTTTGTGTTTTCCTTCGGACTCAGTTGGGAAATCAAAATCTGGATATTCATCTGCTCTGACAAGTTCGTAACCTTGTCTAATTCGACCGATAACATTTTTGTTATCTTCATACCCTCTGACTGATTCCCTAATCCATCTGAATTTAAAACCTTCAGGCGGTGTCGGTGTTTCAAGCGAGCTTGGTGGTTGCCAGTGTTTAGTGCGTGCTTCTTTATCCCTTGTGGATGCAGATCTAGGTTTCTTATCTATCATAATGTTACCTCCTCTGTAACTTTAGTTTTTCCGACGCATATTGCTCGTTGGAAAGACCAAGTCGTTTTGCGATAGCCGCTTCTGAACTTGACAACTTAACTACGTTGCGTCCTGTGCCTCTGTTTCGATTTGCGCTTGCTACAGTCTGGACGGGCTGTTGCGTTGCGGGTTCTTCGGATGAAGAATCTTGTTTGAACTTATGAGGAAGATTATCCCTCATACGTTTATCAATCTCAGTATAGTAGTAATCTGTTCTTGGATCAACCCCTTGATTGACTAAATCCTCGTGAATAGCATATGCCACATTAGTCATGACTTTATCTCTGCCAAACCACTCATTATCTGTTGCCCAAGCTTCTGCTTTTGGGTCTTTTATTGGTTCCTGCTTTGGAGCTTGAGGTATTTCAACTTCTTTTTCCTGCTTTGAAGCATTGGCTAAAGCTTCTTGTTGAGATTTAAGTTGTTCATATCTAGCTTGATCAGAACCTAATTTTCCTATTTCAAGTTGTGCTGCAGCCATAGCGTCACTATCTTGCTCATCCATAGCCTTTTTTAATTTAGATTTGGCAGCTTCCATTGAACTTTCAATACGTCCACCTTCAGCACCTACGTATCCAGTATTTAACTTAGATAGTTCCTCTTGAATTTTATCTCTTTCAGATTTAATAGCTTGAGCAATTTTTATTGCTTCTTCTTCTCGTCTTCGAGACTCTCCTAATTGATAAGCATATTCATCAAATCTTTTCTGAACGGACTTACTATACTTTTGTTTAGGTTCTTCTTTTGGTTCTTCCTCTGTTTTAACTTCTTCTTGCTTTGTTTTGTCTTCAACAACAGGATCTCCTTGCGATTCCTCTACTTCAGCTTCAAAAGTTTTTTTCTCTTGAGGAATTTCAATTTCGTTTTCTTCTGTTTCGGCAGCGATATCTTCGCTCTCTATTTCTACAGAATATTCTGCTTTTTTCTTTTCTCCAGATTGTGCTTGAAGTTCTGCAACTTGTCTATCTACTTCGTTCATGTGTATACTCCTAAAATATCTTCAGGGCTATCTACTGTCCCTAAAATTTCGTCATCATTTAAAATTCTTAGTTCGCCTTCCTCGATTTTAATTCGAGAACCTGCATATCTTGCGATGATTACCCACTCGCCTTTTTTACACCAAGGACCATTTGGAAATTTGTCCTTATCCGCATAAGCGTCGGGTCCGACTTCTAGAACTAAAGCACATACAGAAGCTATCTGTTGTTCTTCTACTGCTTTATCGGTTAATATAACTCCACCTTTAGTTTTACCTATACCTCTGTACGGCAATACTAATATTCTCCAACCTGTTGGTTTAGGAACTTTGCTTAAGGCAGTTTCTTTCTCTTCTTTTTTTTCAGCAGGTTTGATACCTACTATCTTTTTTTCTTTAGGCACTATCAGGCCCGTCGTTGACGTCATCGTCTACCTCCCATTTGCGAAGCAAATCCCTAACATCTGCATCGAGTTTGCGAAGAGAGGTGAGCTGACCAACTAGGAATTGATAATTCGCCCAGTTCTCTACGTTTCCGTCTAGAATTACAGACTTTACATCGTCTTGTCTAGTCTTTAATAGACGTAAAATTGCTGAATAGATATTTGTTTCCAATTATCTTTTTTTGATAACTTTCTTCAATGTCTTGGCTTGTTTAGCGTGTAACTTAGAGGCTTTCTTTAAACCTTTAATTACTCCCTTTATTGCTTTTACTTTTTTCATTTTTTTGCCTTTGATATCATACCTTTAATACCGGGTGCCGCCCTAACCCCCAGACTGACACTGCAAGCTAAATATAATAAATGGGTGTAATACTCCGGTAAAGTTTCCAAAATTTCAAACCCACGAGCTATGTGTGGTTGCATGAAGGGTAAGAAGCTGCAAATCGCTGGAACCATCAGGGCTAATAAAACAAATTCGTCTTTCCAGGACCCTTTCATCTGATCGACCGCACTGGACTCCCACGAAATTTTACCCGCTATTTGTTGCTCTTTTAAACTTTTCTGTGCTTTTATTTCGGTTAGCTTAAGGTCTGCCTTTGCTTTCTTCGTCTCTACGAAGCCTTTGATTGCGTCCCCGACCATGTTGCCTATTGGACCGACTAATAAATTAAACATTAGTAATTATTAAATAGGCAACAACAACGACTGCGCCACCAAAGAATAACTTTCCTTTTTTATTTAATCTACCCCACCAGTGAACAAAGTGGTTCCATTTCATTTTGATGTATTTCATTAGAATACTCCTTTGAATGAGGTACCACGAATCGCAGCACCTGTTCCTCTCATACCTTGAGAGTTAGGTCCCTTTTTTGGAGGAACTGTTCGTGTGAGTCTTTTACCCTCAACTGACCCACCATTTTTAAATTTTTTAATCATGCCACCATTTTTTGCTCCTTTTGGAACACCGTCTTTGTACTTCTCTGACATTTGATTCATGATTTTTTTAAACTGATTAAATTGTTCTTGAGTTTCAATATCTTTGTATGAGTCTACTCCTACAGCTTCTTCTGCCAAATCAATAATTTTTTGAGGTGTTGATAGCCCTCCACCGAAAGTTAATTTCTTGTCGATGTATAAACCAATTTTTTCTTTGATGCTTGTTTTTTTATCTTTATCGTCAGCCACTAAAATACTCCTTGAAAACCTTTTCCTTTGATAGCTGCTCCTGTGCCACGAGCCATACCACCATTAGCCATTTTTTTTGGCTTCTTCATTTTCTTTGCCATCTTCATTTCTTTTTTTGTAGCTGGACGTAATCCTATCTCTAGAACCATACCACCATCTTTCATGTAGCCCATTTTGTTTCTCACTCCTGTTGGGAGTTTTGCTAGACCTGGGTTCTTTGCCTTGTCTACTGGTTTTAAATTTTTTTTCATTAGTGTATCGTCCTATTCAATTGAGGTACAACCTCGTATTTATAATTTGCCAATAACCTTAACAAATCTTGAGTATCTTTTAAACCTAATTCTTTGTTCATGGCCCACTGTCCTGTAGCTAAAAATGCACTGGCAATGGCTAACGGATCAACTTCTTGTGATGTGTATAGGGCGTGTAAAGCTTTAA